GGAAAAGGCATTTATCCAGCTCACCAACTTCAGCAGAGACCTGATGAAGGAAGCAAAGCCGGACTATGAGGCCAAAGAGAAGATTTTCGTTGAATTGGCGAAGTCTGACGCTGGCCTGATAGAGAAGATGCGTAAATCCAACAATCCTGCAAAGTTTGCGTATGAAACGGCGGTGCAGCATGAATTCCTGCAAGAAGTGTCTGACCCCGTGAAGTATCGGGAGAAGATCAGGATGGAATTGCTTGCTGAATTGTCGAAGGATACTCCGAAAAAGAAAGTGCCATCACTAGCCAAAACAACTTCCGTTGGCGGCGGAACATCAGACGCAGAGGACTTGTCCCTGGAGTCGATTCTAGGCCGCTGAAACTTGAATTAATGAGGTTTTATCATGGCTAACACAACTGTCCCTAGTGACAATCGGGTAAAGAAGTACCTTGCGGATTTCTTCCGTGAGTATGTGCGTGAATCACGTTTTGCACCGTACACTGGTACGTCAAGCAATAACATTGTGGTCATCAAGGAAGGCAAGCAGCAGATCAATATCCCGCTGATTACCTCTCTTAAAGGTGCCGGTGTTTCTGGCTCTGCAACGCTTCGTGGTAACGGCGAGCAAGTCAGCCAATACGGCATGACTGTAACTCCTACTTACCGCCGAAACGCTGTTGAGTTCGATCTGGAGGAGCTGGACAAGCCCGCTTACGACCTGATGACTGCTGCGCGTCCCTTGCTGATGGATTGGGCAATGGAAACAACCCGCAACGACATCCTGAACGCAATGGGCGCTGTCTACAACGGCACTACTTACAGCAACTACGGCTCCACTGCTGCTGGCGCGTTCGACACATGGCTGACTAACAACTCCGACCGCATTCTGTTCGGTGCTGCGAAGTCAAACACCGTAGCAGGCAACTTCACAAGCTCTTTGGCCGCTATTGACACCACAAGCGACAAGATGACCGCTGGCCTTATGGGTATTGCCAAGCGCATTGCTCAGCAGGCTTCTCCGCGCATCCGTCCGGTGAAAGTGAATGGTGACAAGGAAATGTTCATCTGCTTCCACGATCCGTATGCCTTCCGCAATCTGGCCGCTGACACTACCATCAAGGCAGCTCAGCGCGAAGTAGTTGGCCAAGGCAAGCCGATCTTTGAAGGCGGCGGCTTCCTGTATGACAACGTCTGGCACATTGAAGTTCCAGAGATTGGCGAGTTTATCGATGGCGATTCTGCTGGCAATGCTCCTTGGGGCGCTGATGCTACTGCCGATGGCCTGAATGATGCAGGCGACTCTGGTTCGCGTGTCGGCGTTTCCTTCCTGTGCGGTCAGCAGGCTGTGGCTTTCGGCCTCGGTATGCGTCCAAGCATCAAGGTGGACAAGCTGCATGACTACGAGTTCCAGCCGGGTGTTGCGGTAGTGCTGAAGCACGATATTCGCAAGACGTTCTTCAACAACAAGCAACACGGCCTTGTGACTATCTTCACATCTGCCGCTGTTGACGCATAAGGAGCTTGAACCATGGCTACTGTAACAGCAACGCAAAAGCGTAATACCTCCGGCCTTGTGGCTGGCAATGGTCTTGCGTACACCCCCAAGGTGCTTCTGGCAACGATTGCGCTCCCTGCTTCGGCATCGGGCACAATCATTGACTTCGGCAACATTCCGTCAAATGCTCGCATTATGGGCATTAGTCAGATCATGGCCGATGACCTTGCGACTTCTGGCAGCCCAACGCTTGACATCGGCCTTGCGCCGGTTAATGGCAATATCACGGCTGACCCGGATGCAATCAATGATGGCCTTGTGATTTCCTCCGCACTGACTGCGACTTCTGTGGTCAAGGGCATTGAGAATCGCGGCAAGCTGGCATGGGAGTATGTGAGCGGCCAATCAACTGATCCGGGCGGCGCATTGAATGTAATTGGCACTATCAAGGATGCCGCTACAAATGCCGCTGGTGACGTTACTCTGGAACTGCTGTACTACGTGGACTGATTATGAAATTCAAGTATATCGACTTTGAAGGGCCAGAAACTACTGAGTGCTACGGCGTGAAGTTTGTTCGAGGCATACCGTCTGAAGTAAGCGACCCTGTTGGCATTAAAAAACTGACAAGGAATCCTTACTTTGAGGCTGTAACGGAAGGCGCTGAAGTGGAAGCCCCAAAGGTGGAAACAGTGGTTAAGCGCGGCCGACCTGCAAAGGCTCGATATGTTGGATAACGTAAACAGTCAGGCCAGCCAAAGTGACATATCTGCTTTGGTTGGCGTTTTGGTGGAGGGTGGCGTTACGTCTTACCTAGAAATAGGAGCAAGGCATGGCGACACCTTCGACCGAATTGTAAGAAGCCTCCCCAAGATTGGGTTTTATGTCTCAGTGTCCGGTGACACTGACTTGATTGACTGCGTTGAGTCTCTGCAATCAGATGGCTACAACGCGCACTATGTTCTAGGGGATAGTGCAAACTCCGAGGTTTTAGAGCTGATAGGCTCCCTTGGTGACTTTGACGCGGTGATGATTAGAGACCGCACAGATTCATCCAATTACTGCGACTCGAAAGAGAAGGTAATGGATAGTGAAATAGGGGCGCTGTTCAAGTGAAGAAACTTGCGATTGTCGGCGGCTCCCCTTCGTCTAAATTGGCCCCGTTCAATGATGACTCATTCGAGATTTGGGCGCTTGGCAATCAGGCTGACCGGCATCCTCGGTACGATAGGTTGTTTGAGATACACGATAATCTTTCGGAACATCCTGAAGCATACCCTCAGTGGCTGGTTGACAAGAAAATCCCCTTGGTGGTGTCTGACAAGTTCCCCATCAAGGCCGAACACGTTGAGACTTATCCAGAGGCCGCTACAGTTGATTTGATCGGCTCGGTATACCTTACGTCAAGCCCGTCTTACATGCTCGCCTATGCGCTCCTGAAGGGCTACACGGACATTCACTTTTACGGCGTGGATATGGCCGTTGATGACCATGAATACTTCAAACAAAGACCCTGCTTTGAAGCGTGGTGCGGATTGGCTCGCGGCATGGGTGTAAAGCTGACGTTTCCCGCTGGATGCCCGGTAATGAAATCTAGCTACCGGGAGGGCAGAGACTGGAATAATCAGGAAGCCGTAACCTTCTCAGAGGCTGAATTCCTGAAAATGGTTATTATTCACCAGAACAAGATTGACCAATTGAATGCGCAGATTCACACGCATTCCGGCGCGATTCAGACTTACAACAGATTGGCACAGGTAGCCCGCGCAGTTGAGGCGGGGCAGCAAATCAGCTTAAGCGATGGGGTGGTGATTAAATGACCGTGGCCGAGATTATCAAGCGCACCGCTTATGCTTTGGGCATTCTTCGTATTGGGCAAGCCTTGCCGGCTGACAAGGAAGCACGGATTCAAGAAGCCTACAACGAAATGTATGAGCAGCTTGACACTGAGCACATGAACATATGGGGGACGACAATCCCCACCAATATTGTGCCCCATGTTGTTTCCATCATGGCCCTTAATTGCTGCGATGACTTCGGCGTGAGCCCTGCAAGGTATCAACGAATAGTTGCAAAGGCGAACGTGGCTTTGAGAGAGATACGTAAGCACACAACTCCGGACTTTGAATCGCTGACTGATCCAGAGGACTTCTGATGCTGGTTCCAATCAACCTCACGGGCGGGACGTATAAGCACAAGTCTCTGCCATTGTCGGCTCAAAAGACTGTAAACTTCTGGCCTCAGTTGCAGTCAGATCAGGGCGCGAAGTCTGTATACATCCTCGAATCCTTCCCCGGCATGACGCTGTTTTCTACGGGTGGAAACCGAGAAAGAGGAACATTCCCGCATCAGGGTGTTTTGTATCAGGTATCAGGCACCGACCTTGTTTCCATCAACTCAGCAGGTACTAGAACCGTCCTTGGTGTGATTCCGGGGAAGGGCCGCTGCATATTCGATGCAATGGTGGACTCGGTTATTATCGTGACCGGCGGCAGGGTGTTTGAATGGGATGGCTCAACGCTTGCTGAGGGCGATCCGGCAGACTTTGAAACACCACAATCTGTGACTGTCCTTAACTCCCAGGCTATCTATGACGGTAACGAGTCACGATTCTGTGTCTCTGATGTTGGCGAGCCTCTTACGATTAACGGCTTGAACTACGGCGCGGCAGAAGCTAAAGCGGATATTCTTGTTCGCCCCTATGCGTTTAACGAAGTGGT